CCAAGATTTTTAAATAATGTAATTATGATAAAAGGTAACGAGGCTGATCTTGATATTGAATCAGATAGCGGTCCAACACAAGATACTTTTGAAATAGGCGCAGGATCAAATTACATTAGACTAAGCGGAGCAACAGTTGACTTTACAAAAAACTCTCCAACAGATGAGTTAAGATTAGCATTTTCAATAATAAACAGAGATGGAACATATGGTTCTGGCACTCAACCAGAAAGAGCCAGAGTTTTAGTTTCATTTGAAAATACAAGTGGAACACAATTTGCAAGACTTGAAGCAGAAGTTGCTGACGATAGTAGTGGCGGACAATACGATTTTGCTACAGAAAGATACTTTGTTGTAACAAAACAACTTCAACAACTATACAGAACATCTGGCTTTGACTGGAATGCTGTCTCTGTAGTTAAAATATACGCATGCGTTATTGATGGAGTCAATCCGTCTGGCAACTACTATGTAGCACTAGACGCTTTAAAATTAGAAAATGTTGCTACAGTAAATCCACTTTATGGATTAACAGGATATTCAGTCATTCAAACTTCAGGCGCAGCAACCATAATCAAGAGTCCTAACACTAGTAATTATGTTGAATTTAGATTTTCAGTAGATCTTTCTAGTGGAAACAATTCATAATGGCTGATGCAGGAATTAAAAAAGTTATAATTAAAAAAGCATCTTTGCCACCATTAGATCATGACAAGGTTGGATACGTATTTAGATACAGAATTGTTTCTGAAGATAAAAACAGAACTTCTCAGTGGTCTCCAATAAATCTTGTGCTAGATGATTCAATTACTGCTGTTGCTGGAGCCGTACAGGTTTCAACATCAGTTATCAGTGCAGTTTGGGGAGATGAATTAAATAGACCAAAGTATGATGTTTTTGTTGGATTTGATGGGGCTACAGCAACCTACCACGGCACAACACCAATCCATTCATATCAATTTATTAAAACTGGAACTACAAATGTACGTGTAATTATTCAAGTTGAGTCATCTGAAAAAACACTAAATGCCAATTTCCAAATATACAACTCTGGCTTAGTTTCTTTGGTATAATAAAATAGGAGGAATAAATGGCAAAAGTACCACTACCAGAAAGAGGGCAACCTCTTGATGTTACATATTTGTATCAATTAATTGAGGCCGTAAATGACCTTTCTACAAATGTTGCTTCTAAGCAGACAAGTAAAACAATTATTGATACAGCAAGTGCGGGTAAAGCAGAGGTACAAACCTCTAACACAAGAATAGTAGGCGGATTAGTTGAAGTTGCAAATAACTCAACAGTTTCAGCGGGTAACGAAAGAACGTTTACTTATGACTTTAAAGACTTTAAATACCCACCAATAGTATCAGCAACACCAGTTAACACTGGACAAACTCCAGCAGGACAAAACGTAAATATTGTTTTAAAAAGCGTTACAGAAACAAGAGTAGAGGGTGTTGTAAGGTTTGGGGCTTCTGGCGACTTATCTTTATCAGTTCATCTAGTTATTGTTGGAATTCCAAACTAAGGATAAAGTTGATGATTTCTTGCAAAAAATGCAAGGGTAGAATTTTTGTTGATAGGCAATATAGCAGTGCTCAACATATGGAAACATATTGCATGGTATGTGGAGAAAGAAGATTCTTTCATCCACCAACAGGAAGTGAAGAAGGTAGATGGCTACTAGCAAGGGAAATATTGAGAGCCAAGCGTACAATAACGAAACTGTAATAAAAGGTAATAAAAAAATATGGTTTCTTAATGGAGACTTGGTAAGGTTGCATCATAGTTCTCGTTCTACTGGGATGGTTTCTGTTTATAATATTACTAAAGATAGAATTGAAACTTGTCTACGTTCTGATTTTAGAAAAAATAGAGAACGTGCATACACAGTTGCAGAGACTGCTAAATTAATTAATCGTCATAGAAAATATATGCCTAAATTAATTAAGACTGGGATGATACCGCCACCGATTGGTTCAAGACTAAATGGACAAAGAGGTTGGCAAATAAGATCTTATTATTCAGAAAGCATGGTAAGAGACATCCGTGCTATACTGGCTACTATACATATAGGACAACCAAGAAAAGATGGACTTATAACAAATAATATGACTCCTACAAGCCAAGAATTGACAAGGCGAATGGGCGACGGTATACTTACATATACGAAGACAGAAGACGGTAGATTTATTCCTGTTTGGGCAGAGAATATTTAATAGCAGAAATGGTGGGGTAATGGAAAACGAAAATACAAAAATATCAGTGGCACTTGGCTATACTCTTAATCTAGGAAATTTTCAATCACTAAGGTTTGATTTTGGTGTGGTTGATTCAAAGCGCAATGGAGAAACTCCAGATCAGGCTTTTGAAAGAATTTACAAATTTGTTGAAGACAAATTAACGGAAAAAGTTAAAGAAGCAGAAGCAGAGTCTGATAGCAAAGAATAATGGCTGAACGCAAAGAACGTATGGCTTTGCTTAGTCGTTATGGCAAACTTCATTTGCAAAGATATGAAAAGAAAAATCTGCTTAACCTTAATGTTGAACAATGGGCAGCGGATGGACTTATTGAATCGTATGGTTTAGCCCAGTGTTATGATTTATTAGATTATTATTTTAACGTCTCTGCTGCCCCTTCTTGGAGTTACTTTGCATACAATGCAGAAAAAATATTAGACGCAAAATTAGAAAAAGAGCAAGATAAAAAAGAAAGAGAAGAGCGCAGAAAATTAGCAAGGAAGTGGATTAGTGAATAATACAGAAGCAAAATTAATTAGCGCAGTATTAAGCGATAAACAAATCCATGTGTTGCTACAGGCAAATGTTGATAACCTATTAAGAACTCATAATGACGTATGGAATTTTATTAGGTTGTATTCAGAAAATAATCAATCAGTTCCACCAGCATCTTTAGTAGTAGAAAAGTTTAGAGATTTTGTTCCAGTAGGTGACATTGGCTCAACAAAACATCATCTTGAAGAATTACAAACAGAATATTTAAATGATAGCCTAAAAGATATTTTGCGTAATGCAGCATCTGAGGTTCAAGTTGGAAATGGTCCAAATGCCCTTGAGCATTTAATTACAAAAACATCAGAATTAAAAAAGAATACTTCTGCAATTAGAGACATTGAAGTTACTGACTTAGACTCAGCAGTTGCATATTTTGAAAATGTAAAAAAGATGCAAGATCTTGGAAACATTGGAATTAAAACAGGCTTGCCAGGTTTTGACAACTACCTACCTTCTGGAATTATGCCAGGACAACTTGGTGTATTTTTAGCCTATCCAGGAATTGGTAAATCTTGGCTTGCTTTGTACTTTGCAGTTCAAGCATGGAAGCAAGGTCGTAGTCCACTTGTTATAAGTCTTGAAATGTCTGAGACAGAAGTTCGTAATCGTGTATTTGCAATTATGGGTGAGGGTCTATGGTCTCATCGTAAACTCAGCAATGGAGAAGTAGAAATTGATATGCTTAAAAAATGGCATGCTGAAAAATTAGCGGGTAAACCAGAATTCCATATCATATCAAATGATAATGGTGGAGATGTAACTCCTTCTGTTATACGTGGAAAGATTGATCAATATAGACCAGATTTTGTTATAGTAGATTATTTACAACTTATGTCTCCAAACCAAAAATCTGACAACGAAACAGTACGTATGAAAAACCTTTCTCGTGAACTTAAGTTAATGTCAATTGGAGAAGAAGTCCCTATTATTGCTATTTCTTCTGCGACTCCAGATGATGTTAAAGATCTTTCTACACCGCCAACTTTAGGACAAACTGCATGGTCTAGACAAATTGCTTATGATGCTGACTGGGTAATGGCATTAGGTCGTGCCACTAATAGTGATATTATTGAATGCGTATTTAGAAAAAACAGAAATGGTTTTATGGGAGACTTTTTAGTTCAAGTAGATTTTGATAGAGGATACTACCGTTATAAGGATTTTGAAGATGGTAAATAGAGACTCATATACAGCAGAACAAGTTAAGCGTGTACTAACTGGCGCTGGTATTGATATTGAAGCAGAGTATGGAACTGACTATATTGTTTTTTGTCCATATCATAATAATAATAGAACTCCTGCTGGGGAGGTATCAAAAGATCACGGAATGTTTTTTTGTTTCGGATGTCAAACCACAAGAACTCTTATTGAGTTTGTAATGTATACATCAAACAGAACATATTTTGAAGCAGTTAGATATATTAAAAGTAAGGAACAAGAGACAAGCATTGAGGAATCTGTCAATAAAGCATTAATAAATAAACCAGAGTTTATTCAATATGACGAATTATTAATTAAAAGATTAAATAATCAAGCCTTAGAGTCTCCTAGAGCAATTAGATATTTTGAAGGAAGAAAAATAACCAAAGAGTCAATAGACAAATTTAGTCTTGGATACTCTGAAAAACAAGACTCCGTAACTATTCCAATTTACTCTCCAGATGGCATGTGTATAGGGTTTGTTGCTAGAACTGTTGAGGGCAAAGAATTTAAAAATACACCAGGTTTGCCAAAGGGCAAGGTTCTTTTTAATTTACATAGAATTAAAACATCAAATATAGTTTATGTAGTAGAATCATCTTTTGATGCAATCAGATTAGATCAAGTAGGTTTCCCTGCCGTGGCTACGCTAGGGGCTAATGTTTCTGCAGCACAAATAAGACTATTAGAAAAGTATTTTAATAGTATTGTTTTGATTGCAGATAACGATGATGCAGGAATGATTATGAGAGATAAGTTAATTGAAAAACTTGGACCCATAGTCACTTCCGTTTATATAGATAAAAAATACAAAGATATAGGCGATATGGACGATGAGGCAATTAAAAAACTGGAGTTCCAGTTTGACAATTCTATCATCGGCATGTTAAAATAGATAAAAGCATACAAGGAGAAAAAAATAATATGACTATAGTAAAGGGACTAAAGAACATTAACGCCCTAGTTGACAAACCAAAATATGATGAAAACTCTCCAAAGGTAAGATGGTTAAAACTTGCCGATGGACAATCAGCAAAAATGAGATTCATTGAAGAACTTGATGAAGACTCTGCAAACTACAATCCTGAAAGAGGATTAGCACTTGTTGTAAAAGAACATGTAAATCCAAAAGACTATAAGCGCAAGGCTGTAGACACAATGGAATCAGAAGGTCGTGACTGGGCAGAAGAAATGCATCGTAAAGATCCAAAGGCTGGCTGGAGAGCACGTCTTCGTTTTTATTGCAATGTTCTAGTTGACGATGGCATTGAGGCACCATATGTGGCTATTTGGTCAATGGGTGTAAGCAAGCAATCAGCATTTAACACAATTCGTGAGTATGCTCTTGAAACAGGTAGCATCTCAAACGTAAACTGGAAATTAAAGCGTAACGGTCAGGGTACTGAAACAAGTTACACATTAATTCCATCTGCACCAGATACAGAACCATTTGACTGGTCAGTAATTAAACCGTATCCACTTGAGTTAGCATTAAAGAAAATTCCTTATGCTGAACAAGAGGCTTTCTATTTGGGGTTTGATACTCCATCTCTAACTTCATCAACCAACACAGATTGGTAAGATGAGTTACGTAGGCTTACACGTACACACTCATTACTCACTGTTTGACGGTGTTGCTACTCCAGAAGAATACATAGACCGAGCAGTTGAACTTGGTATGCCAGCGTTGGCTATCACAGATCACGGAACTTTATCTGGGCATAGGGAACTGTACCGAATTGCAAAAGCAAAAAGTGTAAAGCCAATTCTAGGTCTAGAAGGATACATGTGTGCAGACATATCTGATAAAAGAGATAAGTCTGAAAGAGAAGGTCAACAAGATCTTGTCTATAATCACATTATCCTTCTAGCCAAGAATCAAAAAGGATTAGAGAATTTAAACAAGATTAGCGAAATTGCTTGGACTGATGGATTTTTTAGAAAACCAAGATTTGATTTTGCAATATTAGAAAAATATAAAGAAGGTATTATCGTTACATCTGCTTGTCCAAGCAGTGTTCTAGTTAAAGCATTAGAAGAGCAAGAGTTTGCACTTGCAAAAAAACACCTCAAATGGTTTAAAGATACTTTTGGTAGTGACTATTATATTGAAGTTATGCCACACAACGCTCCTGAAATAAATAAATATTTAATTGAACTTGCAGATGAATTTGAAATAAAGGTAGTTGTTACACCAGATTGTCATCATGTTGATACTTCACAAAAAGAAGTTCAAGAGTTTAAACTTTTATTAAACACACACGCTAAAGTACAAAAAGATATAACCTATGCAAAATCTGCAAAGCACTCTTCTATGATGGATAGACTTGATTATCTTTATGGCAAAGATAGAGATATTACTTTTAATAAATTTGATATTCATTTATTATCTTATGATGAAATCAAGGGTGCTATGGAAAAACAGGGTATTGATAGAGAAGACATATACTCAAACACCCTATTACTAGCAGATACAGTAGAAGATTATGACATTAAAGATGGTCTAGATTTGCTTCCAGTTCAATATAAAAATCCTGATCAAGAACTAGCAAACCTAACACTTGCTTCTTTAGAAGAAAAAAAATTAAACTCTAATTGGCTTGGCAATGATATATATGAGCAAAGACTTGATGAAGAGTTGTCAATTATTAGAGATAAAAAGTTTGCACCATACTTTCTTGTAGTTCAAAATATGATTAACTGGGCAAAAAAGGAAGACATACTGGTAGGTCCAGGACGTGGATCTTCTGCTGGTTCTTTGGTTTGTTATTTACTTGGCATTACAGATATTGATCCACTAGAGCATGGACTATTGTTTTTCCGTTTTATTAATCCAGAGCGTAACGACTTTCCAGATATTGATACAGACATTCAAGACACACGTCGTGATGAAGTAAAAGATTATTTAGTTAGACAGTAT